GAATTTCATGAAGAAAGAAGGGCTAAAGAAGCTACAGAAAAAGTTAGAGAAGAAGCTATAGCTTATGCTCAACAGATTCAAGAAGAAAATAAAAGATTATCAGCTTTAATAAATAAAGGTGAAGAAGCTTTATTAGGGCAAATATCTGCTAAAGCACAATCTGAATTAGAAAGAGCAAAAGCAGAATTTAAAGAAGCCTATGAAAGTGGCAACAGCGAAAAGATGTTAGCGGCTAATGAAACAATATTAAATTCATCAGTTGATCTTAAATCAGCAAATGAAAAAATTAATTATTACGAACAACAAAAACAAATACAGGCACAACAACCTGTAGCACCACAGCAAAATGTTGCACAACAATTTGCACCACCCGACCCAAAAGGTGTAAAGTGGTTACAAGACAATAAATGGTTTGGTAATCCAGAGCATAAAGACTTAACAGGTTTTGCATATGGATTACATGAAACATTAATTAAAGATGAAAATATTCTTCCTACAAGTGATGAGTATTATCAACAAGTAGATATTAGAATGCGTAAAGCATTCCCAGATTTTTTTGGAACTGAAAACCAAGCTGAGGACACCATCGAAACAGATGTTGTTGAAACTGCGAGTTCCAAAAAACCATCGAGTGTGGTAGCACCGGCAACCAGAAATAATGGTGCTATGCCTCGCAAAGTGCAGTTAACAGCAACTCAAGTCAACCTCGCAAGGCGACTTGGGTTAACACCAGAGCAATATGCCAAGCAACTAGCAAAGGAGAGCAGAAATGTCTGAAGAAAAAAATATTGAAGTAACTGAAGAAGTTACTAGAGCAGCAAGAGAAGCAGAATCTAGAGAAGTTCAAGCTAGACCAAAAACTAGCTGGGAACCACAATCTAAATTACCAAAGCCCGATCACCAAGAAGGCTGGGTATTTAGATGGGTAGCTACAAGTATTCTAGGTCAACCTAACAATGTAAATGTATCTGCAAAATTTAGAGAAGGATGGGAACCTGTGAAAGCAGAAGATCACCCTGAACTAAACATGATCTCAGATCATGGCTCAGAATGGGCTAGTAAAGGTAATTTAGAAGTTGGTGGACTATTGTTGTGTAAGGCTCCAAAAGAGACTATGGCAGCAAGAGATGAATACTTTAGAGAGCAAGCCCAGAACCAAATGGATGCTGTGGACAATAACTACTTAAAGGAAAATGATCCTCGTATGCCTCTGTTAAAACCAGAACGCAAAACAAGGACTACCTTTGGCGGTGGCTCTAAATCATAATATTTTTTTGAGCTGCTTTTTATAACTTTATTTAAAGGAAATAGATATGTCAGCAACAGCGACACCAATGGGTGCTGAACCAGTCGGAACTTTAAGTGCTAGTGGCTCCTATACAGGAAAAGTTAGACACTATAAAATTGCGTCTAATGACAGTACCGCAATATTCTATGGAGATTTTGTAAAAATGACATCTGCTGGTGTAGTAACACTAGACAATGGCACAACTTCATTAACTCCAATAGGCGTATTCATGGGATGTTCTTATACAGACCCGAATACAAATCAATTGACATTTTCTCAATTTTACCCAGCTTCGACAGTAGCTAGTGATATTGATGCATATGTCTTAAACGACCCTTTTGTTGAAATGAGAATGCAAGGTGATGCAACCTTGGCTCAAACAGCATTAGGAAATAATGCAGCAGTTGTTCAAACTGCTGGTAGTACTTCTATTGGAAGAAGCAGAAACGCTTTTGATTCTTCTACTATTGCTACTACAGCCACCTTACCTGTAAAACTTATTGAGTTCGTTGAAGGACCTGATAGTGCAGTAGGTGATGCATATACAGATGTAATTGTTATGTTCAATGTTGGACATCAATTATTAAATACAACCGGAATTTAATCCTTAGGAGGATAATATTATGGCAATATCACGCCCACAAATGATGAAAGAACTCCTACCCGGATTGAATGCTTTATTCGGTTTGGAGTACAACAAGTATGACGATGAGCATACTATGATCTACGAAACTGAATCTTCTGATCGTTCATTCGAAGAAGAAGTACAGTTAAGTGGATTCGGTCAAGCTACTGTAAAAGGAGAAGGCTCCGCTATTAATTATGATAGTGCTCAAGAGAGTTTTACAGCTAGATATAACCACGAAACTATTGCACTTGGCTTTGCAATTACAGAAGAAGCAATCGAAGATAATCTCTACGATTCTTTATCTGCTAGATATACCAAAGCATTAGCAAGAGCAATGGCTTATACTAAGCAAGTAAAAGCAGCATTCCCACTAAATAATGGATTTACCAATTCATTTCAAAGTGGCGATGGCATTAACTTATTTAGTGCAAGTGGTGATGGAGTAACTGGCGGAGATGGACACCTTCTTGTAGATGGTGGAAAGAACGACAATAGACCATCAACTGGTGCTGATCTTAATGAAACATCTTTAGAAGATGCAATCATTAATATCGCAGCTTTTAAAGACCAAAGAGGTCTGCTTATCGCAGCTAAACCTAAAAGACTAATTGTTCCACCAGCTTTACAGTTTGTGGCTACTCGTCTTTTAGAATCGCAAGACAGAGTTAGCACAGCAGATAATGATATTAATGCTATTCGTACCAATGGTGCGATACCTGAAGGATATATGGTTAACCATTATCTTACAGATACAAATGCATTCTTTATCATTACTGATGTACCTAACGGTATGAAGCATTTCCAAAGAACAGCTTTGGAAACTTCTATGGATGGCGATTTTGATACTGGTAATGTTCGATATAAATCAAGAGAAAGATATTCCTTTGGAGTTTCTGATCCTCTTGGAATTTATGGATCACCTGGTTCAAGCTAAGAATAGAACTATAAAGGGCAGTTTATCTGCCCTTTCTTTACTCTAGGGAATTTTTAATTTGTCTATCAACTGCCCTAGCAGACTTGCCAAGATGATAGATACTTTCTTTTAGGAGAAAACATGGCGAATACAACTTTTAACGGACCAGTCAGGTCTGAGAATGGCTTTACAGTCATTTCAAAAAATTCAACAACAGGTGCTATTACTACTGAGTTTACTTTAGATGGTGATGGTATGAAGGTTGCACCTGTAGCTTTAACTGATGCAGATACAACACTAACAGCAACAGCAAATGGTGGTCGTACTAATGTAGTTCCAGCTATTACAGGTAATAGAACTCTTACATTACCAAGTCCTGCTGCTGGCGTTTACTTTAAATTTGTTTATGGTGGTGCAGCAGAAGAAACAGAAAACCTTATCATTGATACAGGCTCAGACACTAATTTCTTTTTAGGTGGAATTATACATTTAGATTCTAATGCAGATAATGTTTCTGTTTACGCTGATGGTAACTCAAACTCCATTCTTACTTTAACTGATTTTGGTTTATTTGAAATTAATGTCCTAGCTAAAGATTCAACTAACTGGTACATCTGGGGTAACCAAGAAGGTGCAGATGCTCCAGCATTTACTGACCAATCTTAATAGGAGTAAATTATGGCTGATGCAGTAACTTCACAAACCATTATTGATGGTGAAAGAAATTGTGTTATGAAGTTTACCAATGTCAGCGATGGTACTGGCGAATCCGCAGTAGCTAAAGTAGATGTATCTGCTTTAGCTGCTAACTCAAGAGGAGTTTCTTGCTCTGAAGTAAGAGTTATGCGAATAAGTCATTCTGTTGTTGGTATGTCAGTTCAGTTATTTCTAAACGCTACAAGCAATGTTTTACTTATGGAACTAGCTGAAAGTAGTAATGGACATATGGACTTTAAAGATTTTGGTGGACTTTCAAATAATGCAGGGAGTGGAAAAAATGGAGATATTCTTTTTACCACTAAAGGTCATAGCTCAGGAGATACTTATTCTATTGTTTTAGAAATGGTAAAAGTATATTCTGATTAATGACATATTTAGCTATACCAGATGAAAGTCTGGTATTAAGCTAATTTTAATTAAAGGTATTTATATGTATATTAAAGAAGAAAATGGTTATTTTAATGATGGGCATGAAACCCCTGCATTTCTTATTTGGAAAGGCGAAGTAGGTGGAGAGCTAATAGCTGGACCTATGAAGGAAGCTGAAGCAGATAAAATGATTGCAGAGCTTCAACCTGTAAAGAAAAAACCTAAAGCAAAAAAAGAAGCAGTAAAAAAAACACCTGCTAAAAAAACTAAAAAGGTAAAAAAATGAGTAAAAAAAGTAAATATGGTTCAAAAATGAAAGGTGGTAGAACAGTTAAAAATACCAAGTATTCATCAAAGATGAGTAAAGGTATGACAGTACCAAATTTTCAAGATACAGTAATTAAGAAAATGTTTTCTGGTGGAACAACATCTAGTTTTAGTAGAAATATAAAATTACCTACAGGAATGCAACCAGTTCAACCATCATCATCTTCAAATAAAATGGTAGGACAGCCTAAAACTGTGGGTAAAAATAAACCAAATATACAAAAACCGCCTAAAATTGGAGGTGGAATTAGAAGTGGATTAGCATCTGGTTTAAGTGCAAAAAGAGGAGCAACAAAAAGCTCAAGTGCTCCTAGATCAATTCCAAAAAAACCAAAGAAAAAAACAGGTAGAGGCGATATTTAATAAATTTTTTTATGCCTAGAAAAAAAGAAAATCCTATACGCAAAACCACTAAAGGTAAGGGTGCTAACTATCGCCCTACCAAAAGTGGTGCTGGTATGACCAAGAAAGGTGTAGCTGCATATAGAAGAAAAAATCCCGGTAGTAAGTTAAAAACTGCTGTAACAGGCAAAGTAAAAAAAGGCAGCAAAGCTGCTAAAAGAAGAAAGTCTTATTGTGCAAGATCAGCAGGACAACTAAAAAGAAGTTCAGCTAAAACAAGAAACGATCCTAATTCTAGAATAAGACAAGCAAGAAGAAGGTGGAAGTGTTAATGGCTATATCTAGATCAAACATGAAAAAACAAATTTCTTCTGCTGGTAAAAAGAAAAAAAAAGTTCCACATGGAACAAAAAAAATTAGGAAAAAATAATGGCAACAAGTGGAACTACAGCTTTTAACTTAGACCTATCTGATATTTTAGAAGAAGCACATGAGTTATGTGGTTTAAAAATGAGTTCAGGTTATGATTACAAAACTGCTAGGCGTGGTTTAGATTTATTATTTCTTGAATGGCAAAATAAAGGTCTTAATCTTTTTTCTGTAGAAACAGGAACTCAAACTTTAACTCAAGGAACTTTTAGCTATGATTTATCTAGTAATGTTCTAGAAATTATTGAAGCTTTTATTAGAACAGACTCAGGCGATACAACAAAACAATCAGATCAAACGCTTAGAAGAATATCAGTTAGTGAGTATTCACATATTGCTAACAAGCTTTCACAAGGCAAACCTAGTTTATTTCATTTAGATAAAGGTCATATAAACTCAACTATAAAACTATGGTCTTCTCCTGATGGTGAGGCTACATATACATTAGTTTATTACTACATAAAAAAAATAGAAGACACAGGAACACTTGCAAGTAATACTGCAGCAATACCTACTAGATATTTACCATGTTTAACATATGGACTTGCTTATAACATAGCTTGTAAAAATAACGAAGCATTAGCTAAAGTGCCAATGATTCAACAAAGGTATAATGAATTATGGAATGAAGTTGCTGATGCAGATAGAGAAAGAGCATCTGTAAGATTTGTACCTTTTAATTCATATACTTAAATGTTTAATAAATTATTACAGTTTTATTATAAAATTACTAAAGAACAGTATGAAATAATAGTAGTTGAATATGATAAAGAAGGAAATATGTCTAATACTTTTACAATTCAATTAAAAAAAATAATTAAAATTAATAACACTTTTTTAAAAGGTATAGATATAGAAGGTAATTTATATACTAAATCTTCTGTTAACCCATTTAACTATACTATTAGGAAAATATACTAATGTACGCACAAGGCAAAAAAGCATTAGCAATATGTGATAGATGCGGATTTACATATCGTTTAAAAGATTTACGATATGAAGTACAAAACAAACAAAAAAATGGATTAAAAGTATGTTATGAATGTTTTGATCCAGATCAACCACAGTATGATGTAAACGAACTATCTACTATTGATCCTCAATCATTATATGATCCTAGAGTAGATACAGGAGAAGCAGACTCAAGAAGATTATTTGCATTTGATCCTATTGGTGGTGGTATTACAGAACTAGGATCAAAAACAGTTGGTTTAGATATAACAGGAGAAATTGGAACAATTACTGTTTCTACATAATAAATGACATATTCAGAACTTAAATCTTTAATACAAAATTATTTACAGAATACAGAAAGTACTTTTGTTTCTGATATTCCAAACTTAATTAAACAAGCTGAAGATAGAATATTACAAGCAGTAAAACTTCCTGATTTTAGAAAAAATGTTACAGGAACATTAACTTCAGGAAATCAATATCTTTCTACTCCAAGTGATTTTTTAGATAACTTTTCTTTATCTATAACTAATTCAAATAGTCAAGAATTTTTATTATTTAAAGATGTTAATTTTATAAGAGAAGCATATCCTAATGCTTCAACAACAAGCGTACCAAAACATTATGCTTTGTTTGATGATGCATCATTTATTGTTGGACCAACACCAGATTCATCTTATGTTGTAGAGTTGCATTATTTTTATAAACCTACTTCAATTACTGCAGGAGCAGATTCAGGAACAACATGGTTATCTACAAATGCAACAAATGCATTGTTGTATGGTTGTTTGCTTGAAGGATATATTTATATGAAAGGTGAAGTAGATATGCTTACTGTCTATAATCAAAGATATAATGATGCTATTGCAAGATTAAAAAATCTTGGAGAAGCTGAAAATACAACAGATCAATATAGAGATGATGTGCTAAGAACACAAAGGACATAATGTTTACTGTAGATGTAGAATCAACAATAGGCGATGTAGTTGTAGAAACTACACAAAATAAAGGTTTAAGTCCTGAATATTGGGCTGAAAGAATGGTAAATAAAATTGTTAGTATAAGTGATCATGCTGATCCCATGGTGAAAGCACAAGCACAAGCATTTAAAGAATCTATACAAACAGTTATTTTACTTTACATGAAACAAGCTATAGTAAGTGATAGAGCTACTGTAGCAGGTTTATTAGACAAACAAGGTCATAAAGATATGGCTGATATTATTAGGAGACTGTAATGGCAATTTCACAAGCTATGTGTACATCATTTAAAAAAGAACTTTTAGAAGGAGTGCATAATTTTAAAAACTCAGGTGGTAATACATTTAACTTAGCACTCTATACTAGTAGTGCTTCTTTAGGTGCATCTACAACTGCATACACAACTTCAAATGAAGCATCAGGTACTAACTATACTGCTAAAGGTGCATCACTAACTAGAGTTGATCCTACTACATCAAGCACAACTGCTTTTACTGATTTTGCAGATTTAACATTTTCTAATGCAACAGTTACTGCAAATGGTTGCATGATATTTAATGACAGTGCATCAGGTGATCCAGCAGTATGTATATTAGCTTTTGGTGGTGATAAAACATCAACTGCAGGTGATTTTACAATCCAATTTCCTACAGCAGACGCATCTAACGCAATTATAAGAATAGCTTAATTTAGCTTATGGCTGCTATAACTGGTTGGGGTAGAGGCACTTGGGGTCAAGCTGAGTGGGGAAATCCTTTACCTGTAGAAGTTACTGGAGTAGCTGGTACAAGTGCACTTGGTTCTGAAACTGTAGTTGCAGAAGCTAATGTAACTTTAACTGGTAATGCAGGTACATCTGCATTAGGTAGCGAATCATTAGTAACAAATAATAATTTATCAGTTACAGGTGAAACTGGAACAAGTGCAGTAGGCTCAGTAGCTGTAAATGCAGCAGCAGTAACAGGCGTATCAGCAGTAGCATCAACATTAAATTTAGGTGATGAAAATTTAATTACTAATAACAATCTTAGTGTTACAGGCTTTGCAGGTACATCAGGATTAGGATCAGTTACAGCACAAGCAAATGCAGATATAGATGTAACTGGAAATCAAGGAACAACAGGTTTAACTGGAGTAAATGTTTGGGGATTAATAGATACATCTCAAACACCTAACTACTCAACGATAAGCACTTCACAAACACCTAATTGGAGTGAAGTTGCTTAAAAATTATATTATGATTAACACGAGGAAATAATATGGCAAGTTCATATGTAAACAATTTAAGACTTAATGAAATGGGTACTGGTGATGCCAGTGGTACATGGGGTACAACAACTAATACTAATTTAGAATTAATTGGTGAAGCATTAGGTTTTGGTACAGAAGCTATAACTACTAATGCTGATACACATTCTACTGTAGTAGCAGATGGTGCATCAGACGCTGGTAGAGCTATGTATCTTAAATATACAGGCACACTAGATTCAGCTTGTACTATTACTATAACTCCAAACACTATGAAGCGTATGCAATTTATAGAAAATGGAACAAGTGGTTCTCAAAACATTATTATCTCACAAGGCTCTGGTGCAAACATAACAATTCCAGCAGGAGATACAAAAGCAGTTTATTTAGATGGAGCAGGAAGTGGAGCAGCAGTTGTTGATGCTTTTGCTAGTCTTAATGTTGTAGATTTAAAAATACAAGACGATTTAACATTAACAGATGATCTTATTGTTAATGGTGATATAGACCTAGAAGGTGCTATTGATGTTAATGGTACATCTAACTTAGATGTTGTAGATATTGATGGTGCTGTAGATATGGCTTCAACTTTAACTGTAGCAGGTGTTGTAGATATTACAGACACTACAGATTCTAGTGATGCTACAGGAGATACTGGAGCTTTGCGTACAGAAGGTGGTGCAAGTATAGCTAAGAAACTATATGTAGGTACTGATCTTGATGTCAATGGAACAGCTAATCTTGATGTTGTAGATGTAGATGGTGCAGTTGATATGGCATCTACACTTACAGTTGCAGGAGTAGTTGATATAACTGATACCACAGACTCAAGTGATGCAACTGGTGATACAGGTGCTTTAAGAACTGAAGGTGGAGCAAGTATTGCTAAAAAATTATATGTTGGTACAGATTTAGATGTAGATGGTACTGCTAACTTAGATGTTACAGATATTGATGGTACTTTAAATATTTCAGGTGTTGTTACATCTCAAACTTCAGCAAATATTTCTCAAGTAGCTATAAGCTCAAGTTCTAATGCAACAGCTTGGGATGCAGCAGCAGCTAATGCTTATTACGTTACAAGTGAAAATACAACTATATCCGCACCAAGCAATGCAGTTGAAGGAGCTATTATTAGTATTGAGATAGCTCAAGGTGGCACAGCTAGAACAGTTGCTTGGAATACTGTATTTGAATTTGCAGCTTCAACTGCTCCGACTGTTACAGCAACAGCAAATAAAACAGATATATTTGCATTTAGATACAATGGCTCTGTATGGCAAGAAATTGGCAGAAGTCAAAATATGGCTCAAACCTAACATGGAAACTTTACAGAGAACTGCTAATCGAGGAAGTGTTTCAACTGGGTTTGATATTACTAACTCTGTAAAACTTGAAACTACTAACAACGAATGGTTTTATAGAGCTAGTCCAACAGCAGGAAACAGACGAACTTTTACATTTAGTTTTTGGATTAAAAGGTCAACACTAGGCAACCCTACTGCTAGTGGAACTATGTATGTAGCAGGTCAAGGTCAGCATGGTCGAATGTATTTTACCAGTGATTATTTTGGTTTTAGGTTTGATGATGGACATGATACTCGTGATATAACTACTTTGCATCGTGACCCTTCTGCTTGGCTTCATGTTGTTGTAGCAGTAGACACCAATCAATCATCTTCTAGTGACCGAGTAAAAATATATTTTAATGGTGTACAAACAACAACCATTGACTTTGATGGCGGTAGTTATCCAGACATACAAGACCAATCTAGTGGTTGGTTTACTACAAATTATCTAACTATAGGTACAGCACCTTTTGGTGGTAGTTATAATGTAGGTGATGGTGATTATGACATGAGTGGTTATCTAGCACAGTTTTGTGCTATTGATGGTTCACAATTAGCACCCACAAGTTTTGGTGAGTTTGATAGTAGCGGTATTTGGAAACCTATAGATGTAAGTGGTTTAACTTTTGGCAGTCAAGGATATTTTTTAGATTTTGCAGATGCTTCAGATTTAGGTGATGATGAAAGTGGTAATGGTAATGACTTTACAGAAAACAACATAGCAGCAGCCGATCAATCAACTGATACACCTACTAATAATTTTTGTATTTGGAATCCTTTATGGGAATATTTGTATATGCCAGTTCTCAAAGAAGGTGCAACAGTAGCAGCATATGATAATTCAACGGATGAAAATGCAAAAGGTAGTATAGGCTTAACAAATGGTAAATGGTATTGGGAAGCAAAACCATCAGGTACTATTGGCTCTCAGTTTATAGGCATAGCAACAGCTAATACTGCTTACACTATTGGTGGGCAGGGATTAACACAAAACTACAATATGACTATAGAACCTCAAGGCAGATATTATTCTTACTCAGGAAGTTTGAGTGAAAGTAGTGCAGGTCAATTTACTGCTTTAACTACAAGCGACACGCTAGGAATAGCTTTAGATATGGACAGTTCTACACAAACAATTAAATATTATGCTAATGGTAGTTTAATTTTAACTCGTAATTTAATTTCAGATATGCAAGGTAAAACAGTTTTTCCATTTTTGCAAAATTATGAAAGTAGGACATTTAATATAAACTTTGGTGGTTACACCATTAACACAATTTCAAGTGCAGCAAGTGATGCAAATGATTACGGAACTTTTGAACACGCACCACCTAGTGGTTACTATGCAATCTGCACAAAGAATTTAGCGGAGTACGGATAATGGCTTATACAACTATAGACGACCCATCAGCACACTTTCAAGTTGCTATTTATACTGGTAATGCTACAGATAGAAGTATTACTAATACAGGAAATAGTAATTTAAAACCAGACATGGTTTGGATTAAACCTAGAAACTCTACTGTTGACCATGTGCTGCAAAATAGCACTACAGGAGTTACAAAATATTTTAAAGTTAATAAAACTGATGTTGAGGCAACAGCTAGTAGTATAATACAAGCATTTCAAACTGATGGGTTTAGCTTACCTTCTGGTAGTAGTTGGAATCAAAATTCTCAAACAAATGTAGCATGGCAATGGAAAGCAGGTGGGGGTACGACATCAAGCAACTCAGATGGTGATATAACTTCAACTGTTCAAGCTAATACGGATGCAGGTTTTAGTATTATTACTTACACAGCTTCAGGCACAACAAACGATACTATTGGGCATGGTTTAGGAGTAGAGCCAGATGTTGCTATATTTAAACGCAGAGATACTGGGGTTAGTAACTGGGATGTACAACACAAAGCTGGTAATCCTGGAGCTGTAACTAATGCTTATAGACACACTTTAAATCTTACAGAAGGCACAGCAACTAATGTCTTGTCTAGTTTTTCTAGTTCAACAATAGGTCTTAGTACAGGTGGTGATATTCAAAAAAATGCTAGTGGGAGTGAGTATATATGTTTCGCATTTGCAGCTAAACAAGGGTATTCAGCTTACGGAAGCTACTACGGAAATGCTAGTACCAATGGTGAGTTCGTTTATACAGGATTTAAACCTGCTTTAGTTATATTTAAGGTCTTATCAGACCCTAATCATGGCTGGTCTATGATGGATAATACGAGGTCGACTTTTAACGAAATGAATGATAATTTATTTGCAAACGCAAATACAGCAGAAACAACAGACCAAAATAAATGTGATTTTTTATCAAATGGTTTTAAGTTAAGAGGTAGCACTTATCCTGCAAACGCAGGAGGTACAAATACTTTTTCTTATTTTGCTTGGGCAGAAAATCCATTTGTTACAAGTGGTGGAGTACCAGCAACAGCAAGAGCATTAACTGGCTAAGTAAATTAATTAAATTGAGGAAAAAATTATGTGGGCATTAGTAGAATCAAATAACGTAACACAGGTCTATACAAAACCCAAAGCCTTAACAATAAGTGATGTAAATTATCCTAGTAATATCTTTATGCTTTGGAGTTCTTCAGAACTAGAGGCTATAGGAATTTACGAAGTTGTAATAGACAACACCAATTACAAAGACCCTGAATATTATATTAATACTAATCAATCTTTTGCATTTGCAAGTGATACAGTTACAGCTTCTTATGGAACAGCTACAGCTAAAAATTTAGATGATACAACCACTGATGGAGTTGTTACCAGAGGTTTAAAATACATAAATTCTTTAGCAGTAGACCAACAGGCTTACAGTTTATTACAACCTAACGATTGGATGGTTATCAAAGCTACTGAGACAAGTGGTACAGTTGCAAGTGATTGGACTACTTATAGGGCAGGAGTTAGAACAGCAGCACAAAGCATGAAAACAAAAATTAACGCAGTATCAACTGTAGATGCTTTAGCAGCACTATATGTTTATAACGATGCTACACCACCAGTTCGACCATTAGGAGAGTTTCCAACTCCACCTAGCAGTTAATTAAAAGGAGAAAATTATGTGGAAAAAAGTTAAAGATTGGTTTATGAGTGGCTATGAAAGAGTGAGAGCTAGAAATAGTAAAGGTCAATACATAAAAGATGATCCTAAAACTAAAAAAAACGAAGCCTATACTTTAAGAAAAAAAAAGAAATAATGGCTACCGCTAATGAATCTTTTGCAAAAATAGCAGCACATGAAAGAGAGTGCACTATTCGATACGAAAATATTGAAAAAAGATTAGATCAAGGACAGGTAAGATTTAACAAATTAGAAAATATGATTTGGGGATTATATGTTTTACTTATTACATCAGGAGTTATAGCAGGTATATTTTCATAATGAATAAAAATAAAACAACAGTAAGAAAAGTAGTTAAAGGTTTAAAAAAAGCTAGTGCAACACACGCAAAACAAGCTAAAACTTTACAATCTTTAAAACTTAAAAAAGGTGGAAGTACATCTAAAAAAAAAAGTACAGTAAACAAAGCAGGTAACTATACAAAACCTACTATGCGTAAAAGAATATTTAATCGTATAAAAGCAGGTGGTAAAGGTGGTAAACCCGGTCAATGGTCTGCTCGTAAAGCACAAATGTTAGCTAAAGCATATAAAAAAGCAGGTGGCGGATATAAGTAGTGTCTTATCTCATAGACAATATACCTCATTTTAAATGTTGGGTTCGCAAAGAATTTACTCATAATCATGAAAAATATCATGGAGAATTTTTACACGCTATAGCTATAGCAGTAAATACAATACCTGATAGGTCTTTAAGTTTTCAAGTAGTCTTTACAGGATGTGAAGCAGATTTGTATGAAGAAGAAATACCCAATATACATGGTGGAGCTATGTGGGCAAGAATGCCAATACAAGCATTAGTAGCAGATATGACAATGGATAGTTTTCCAGAACCAATGGAAAATCATTTAGCTCAACCTTGGGATTGCGAATCAAGACATCATGCAACAATGATATTAGATAGAGCAAGTTCTAGTCCTTGGATAGCAAAAATAGATGGCAATTTTTATAAATCTAAATATTTATTTACAGTAGATTATACAGATCATTCTATAGCAGATTGTCCAGCACAACATAAACAATCTCATGTAATGTACATAACTGAAGATTGCAAATGGAAAGGCAATGTAATTGCTTTACCAAATAATAGAGTAAGAGTTACAAATCCTGCTTTATGGGTTACAGGAGAAGGTCCACCAAATTTTAAACCTTCACAATATTTACATTCTGCAGAAGAACATGAAAGTTATATGGACCCTGAAATAACATTTAATAATTTATATGAAGAATAATGGCTTTAAAAAAATCACAAAAATCTCTTAAGCGTTGGTCAAAACAAAAGTGGAGAACACCAAGCGGTAAAAAATCTTCTAAAACTGGTGAAGTATATGCTCCAGCAGCAACGATAAAAAAATTAAAATCAACAGCAGCAGGCAGAAAAAAACTTGCAGCAGCTAATAAAAAGAAAAGAGCCGCTACTAAAAAAGGTAAACAACACGCTAGACATGGTTTACACAAAGGAAAAAAAAGATAATGGAAGAAATACAAACTAAAAAAGTTAGTCTTGAATTAGATATTGATACTAATATTAATAATACAGGTGCAAACCCATATCAAAAATCAATTCACTTAGCTAAAGCAGTAGATGCTTGGCGTATATTTCCACGCTTATTTTTAAGT